TGGTGTTTTAGTAGATGCACCAAAGGAAGGAGAGAAGGCAAGGCCATACTGGGTGACATATAAGCCAGAGGATATATTGGGCTGGAGGACTGAGATCATAGAAGGGGCAAGGGAACTCACACAGGTGCGTTTATTGGAAAGAGTTGTTGAGCCAGATGGCCAATATGGTGAGAAGGTAATATCTCAGATTAGGGTGCTTGAACGTGGTAGGTACGAAATCCACAGAAAAGACGATAAAAAAGGCGAATATAAATTGTTTGAAGAAGGTGAAATGAGCTTGAAGGACAAGATACCTTTTGCTGTCGCCTATTCCAACAGGGTCGGATTCTATGAAAGCCGCAGTCCCTTATATGACATTGCAGAGCTAAACCTAAAGCATTATCAAATTCAGTCTGACTTAGATAATATCTTGCATATCAGTTCTGTTCCATTGCTTGCAGTCTTTGGCTATCCAAATGCAGATGAGATAACAACAGGCCCTAGTGAGGCACTATCACTGCCACCTGAGTCACGCATGGAATATATCAGCCCATCAGGAGATAGCTATGACAGCCAGTTCAAAAGGCTTGATGATATTAAGGATCAGATAAATACATTATCGCTTGCAGCTGTTCTTGGTCAGAAGTTAGTAGGAGAGACAGCAGAGGCCAAGAGGATAGATAGATCGCAAAATGACAGCACAATGATGGTAGTTGCCCAGCAAATGCAAGACCTGATTGATAACTGCTTGAAGTTTCATAGCGAATATCTAAATGAACCTAATGCTGGCAGCTGTTTTGTTAATAGAGACTTTGTTTCTGCAAGGCTAGAACCACAGGAGATCCAGTCATTACTTGCATTATTTACCTCTGGCACTATCAGTCAGGAGACACTATTGAATCAACTATCAGCTGGAGAGATACTTGGTGATGACTTTGACGTTGAAGATGAAATCGAAACTACACAGAACGGAGGTTTGATGGAAAGAGAAGAACCAGATGCCCCAGCGGAGGAGCCAGCGGACACAGAGGACGAATGATAAATGTCTATCCCAGAGGTATTTTTTAGGGAAACTATTGATCTTAATAGGTATTCAAATGCTGTTGCCATTAAATATGTAGTAAATTACAACCAAATAATTCTTAATGCAGCAAAACAGTTAAGAGCAATAGATCAAAGACAGGTTGCAGAGATAGCGAAAGGAGGAGCAAGAATCATTGCACCGCAAACAAGAAAAAGATTAAGAGCCATAATAAAGCAATCAAAAGATAGTCTCGATACTTGGTGGCTAAGGTCAGCTATAGATATGGGGTCAGAAATGCAAGGGGTTGCAATGTTGCAGTCTGAGTTTATACAAAATGAGCTTAAAAAAGTAACTGCCTCTGGTAATGTTCCTATTAATAGTGTTGCGATAAGCGATAAGTATGCAGAGTCAGTGATAATGACTGACCCATCACAAGTAAATATTTTTACTGATAAGGCTTTTACAGAAGATAATTTTAAACAATTTGGATCTGGTAAATTTAAACTTACAGCCCAGCAGGGAGCATCAATCACACTTCCAAATGGCAACACAGTAGAAAAAGCATTTAGGGGCATAGCAGAGTCCTCAGCCCAAAAGTTAGATTTAGCAGTCAGATCAGGTGTGTTCTCTGGTGAGACACTAGAGCAGATAAGTAGGAGATTAATTGGCAATCTTGAGTTTTCGCAGAAAGGTAATGTCAAACAGATCGCTTTAGCTGGAGGTGAATTAACAAAGCTGGCTAATCATCAGATCCAGACTATTGTCAGAACATCTGTTAATCAGGTAACAAATCAAGCATCACAGGCTGTCTATGCAGCTAATAAAAAAGTCTCACCACGTTATGAATATGTTGCAACATTGGATTCTCGAACAAGTCCTATCTGTCAGCGACTTGATGGACAAACATTTGACTACAATAATGGCCCAACACCACCGCAACACTTTAATTGTCGATCTACTACTGTCCCTGTTGTGGACTTTGATGGTTTACAAAAGAAATATCCTAATCTTGAAAAGCCGCCAACAACACAGTTTGACACCAGACCATCAGCTACAGGCAGAGTTCCGCAAGGAACAACATACGGAAACTGGCTGCTAAATCAAGATAGAAAGCTACAAGTTAAAACTTTAGGAAGTGAGGGCAAAGTAAGAATATTTAAAAAATTGGCAAAAAAAGAAGGATCAGGACAGGCAGCCTTACGAAAGATGATTCGCAATGATGGAACTGAAGTTTCACTTGCAAAGCTCAAACAATTATATGGCAAGCCTACTGTGGCCAAGCGTAAGCCAACTGTTACCCCACCCAAACCGAAAGCAGTGGTCGGAACTGCTGTAGCATCTGACTTTGTTAAATCAAAACCGATTGAAAAACTAAGTAATAAAGATATGATTGCAAACTTAGAAGCATATAAAAAACATTTAATTGATAAATTTAAGGCACAAGGTGAAAAAATTACATCTTATGATCTTGGGACATACGACAGACAACTTGAAAGATTAAGACAGGGTTTGACACCTTTTGATATGAGAGATTCAGAAAGAGTGTTTACTTCTGGCACGAACCTTGACTATCTATATTGGAGGCAAAAAACTTACAATAAAAAACCTACAAGAGTCAAAAATATTGATGAATTAAAGAAAAGGACAGATGTTGTTAAAGCTGCTGATGGAGAAAACTTAATTATTTACAGAGGTGTAACTGATGAAAAGTTTGCAAATCAATTTAAGGGAGTGGGTAAAAAAGCTTCAGAACACTACGCTGGCAATGGTATATATGGCAACGGAACTTATGCAGCCGCAAGAAATATTCATGGGCCAAAATCTATAGTAAATAAAGCTAATAATGATGCTTTGGCTATTGCAAAACAATATGCTGGTGAAGATCCAGAGTTCAACATAAAGCTGTCTCAAGCTCAAACACAGAAAAGAGTTACAGCTTTTGCATTAAGAAAAGATGCAAATGTCAAAACATGGAAAGCTGGTTCTAGTGTAAAAACTACACGCAAAAGTCAGTTTCATGCTGGCCCAGATGGTGACTGGTACACAGAAAACTTTTTAACATGGCGAAAAGAGACTATTGCAAAAGCAGAAAAATTGACTGGTTTGAAATACGATTCAGTTGGTGAGGCCGCTACAGCACTGGGAATTGACGCATATCAAATACCATTACCATTAACTGAAATGGACGAAGTGACAGGAAAGATTACAAGGTCAACTATGGATTACTGGGTAATACTCAACAGATCAGCTATAATAGTGAGTGATACTGTAGGCTTATGAACATTGATAAGCCTGATATATCTAGGCGGCTTGGTAAGTTAATGAATACCATGAATGTCCCTATTGCGTATCAGGAAGAATTTTTAAGAGAAGCTTTTAAGGCAAAAGATATGGATTCTTTTGTCAAGGATATTAATGCTGGAAAGTTTTTTAAATAATGCCACTCAAGAAAGGTAAGTCACAGAAAGCTATTTCTGCCAACATAAGGCTTTTAATGAGAGAAGGCCGCACATTAAAACAAGCACAGGCTATAGCTCTATCTACTGCTAAAAAGCGTAAAAAGAAGTAAGATAAGAACAGCTACTTTTTAACATCATGCCTAGAGGTGCTGGATATGGCTCAATGAAGCCAAAAGGAACAAAGAAAAAAAAGAAAGGAGGTAAAAAGTAATGGGTTATCAATTTACAAAGCAAGGGGAAGAACCCAAAAAAACAAAAAAGAAAACTAAAAAGTGAGAAGATTCCGCAAAGTTGCAAAAGATAAAAAGACTGGCGTTGCTAAGAAATATCTCAGCGGGGCCAAGAATAAAAGTGCAAAAGCAGCGGAAATCAAACGCACTGCGGAAGCTTACAAAAGAGGAGAGTTTATTGATATAAGAGCAGTATCCAAATCACGCACTAAACAAGATGGCTCCAAAAAGAAAACCACTGTCCGCCGCCGTAGAAAAAAGTCTTAGGGCAAAGGCAGAAAAATCCAGATTTACATATCGTCAGCTTGCTGCCGTCTATAGGCGTGGGCAAGGTGCTTACTTGTCTAGTGGATCAAGAAATGTTCCTATGGGTGCATGGGCTATGGGAAGGGTCAATAGTTTTATTTCTGGAAAGGGTGGAGCAAGAAAAGCAGATGCTGATTTGTTGAGGAAAAAGAAGTGAGACTGACGACCAGACAAAAGAACACACTTGCAAAGCACCAAAAGGCTCATGGTCACACAAAGGCCCACATGGAATATATGAAACGTAAGATGAGAGAAGGGGTATCATTTACTGAAGCACACAATATGGCAATGAAGAGGAAAGGTAAATGAGTGATCCTAGACTTAAAAGATTTGGATTAGCTGGTTTCAATAAACCAAAAAGAACCCCATCACACCCAACAAAGA